AGCCGGTGTTCCTCTGCGGCCAGCAAGCCGTGGCGCTCGCCTATGGCCAGATGGCGAAGCCCACTTTTAGGAAAGAAGATGATTATGGCTTTATCACCGGCACTGGAATCGAGGCTGCTTACGGCGTCGGGAAAATCTTCAAGAAGCATCCCAAGGCTGGGACCGCGCTCAAGCAATGGGGCGTGGCAACGGGCTTCTTCAACTCGGCGTCGGATTGATCGCGCATAGAGCGCAGAAAGAAAGGGAACTCCCATGACGACCAACTTAATGACCGGGACGCCGGCCCGCGATGCCAGCGTCAACACGGTGCAGCAGATCAGCGGCCGGGTTACCGCCGTATCGGGTGCGGGGGCCACACAGAGCGCAAGGATCGGCACGCTGCCGGCCGGCGCTCTCATTCTTGGCATCAACAGCAATGTGGAAACGGCACTCGTTGGCACATCTCCGCTGTTGCACCTCGGAACGACGGCCACAGGCCAGGACATCGCCACCGGCATTGCTGCCACCGCCGGCACAGCGGTCACGCCGCCGCTTGCGGCGTTGGTCAACCCGGTGGCGGCCGATACTGCCGTATGGGCCAGCATCAGCGGCACGCCGACCGCCGGCGATGCCTACGTTTCCGTTCAGTTCATCAAGCCGGCAACGTAATGGCCAAGATCACATGGAGGGGGGAGGCCGAAGGGCCTCCCTCCTGCACTTGGGCCAAAATTACTTTCCCGGCGGGCGTTGCTGTGGAGGTGATCGACGAAACCATGATCCGCAAGGCCAAGGGTAATCCGTTTTTCAAGGTGGAGGGCGAGCCGTCCACCGTACTGGTCACCGGCGGCGAGCCAGTGCAGTGGCGCGAGCCGGACACCGAGGCCGATCCGGCCGACGTGAGCTTCTTTGACGATCCGCCCGGCGTCGAAACGCCGCTCGACATGCCGCCCGACTACCCGCCGGAAGAAGAGCCCAAGCGCAAGCCCGGACGCCCACGCAAGGTGACCGCCGATGGCAATCGTTAACAACTACGGCACGCTCAAAACCGAGATGGGGCTGTATCTGTTTCATCAGCGGCTGGCCAGTCGCTATGACAGCGCGATTAGCCAATTCGAGGCCGCAGCCAACACCAGGCTGCGGGTGCGGCAGATGGAAACGACAGCCTCCTTGCAGACCGACATCGCCGGCAATGTGGCGCTGCCAGCCGACTATCTGCTCTGGCGCGCAGTGCTGCGGGACAATGTGACCACATCCGGCGGCACCGAGGCCGAACTCGATTATGTGCACCCCTCCTATCTGAAATCGACGGTATTGGTGCGGGCGCCCGCGCCCGGCATCTTCACCATCGAGGGTCCAAATCTGATCATGCGGCCGATCGACGCCACGGCCGTTTACATCATGCACTACTACGGGAAAATCCCGACCCTCATTCCGCCAACCGGGGTTGGCGATCCGACTAACTGGCTGATCCTCGAATATCCCAACGCCTACATCTACGGCGTGCTCACCGAGCTCGCGGCGATGCAGCGCAACACCGAAATGGCGCAACTCTACAAGGCCCGCCGCGACGAGGCATTCGCGGAAATCACCCAACTCTCCGCACTCACCACCGGCCCCGCCGCCGCTCCGCAGCAGCGAACAGCGGAGTATTTCTGATGAAAATCTACGACCCCGAGGGCAATGAAATCGCCGATTTTGCCATCTCGCCCAAGCAGGAGCAGGCACTCAAAGCCGGCGAAGAAACCACGATGCTGTTTCACACCCCGCAACTATTCCGCGGCACGCTCGGTCAGATCAACGGCGCCTTTACCTTGCGCCAGGTTGATGATCGTGTCGTTACCTCTGACATCGACAGCGTGCGCGTCTACGCCCGCATTCAACACACAGTCAAGCAAGCACGCGAGCCGCAACAATGAAGCCGATGCCGATTGAATTCTCGGAGTGGCGGCCCGACGTGGCGACGCTCGACACCAAATTTGCATCCGAGGTGGAGAACGTCTTTGCCGGCGTCAACTCCTATCTGCCGTTTCCATCGCTGCTCGCCTTCACCGAGGCGTTGTTGCCCGGGCGTGCTTGCGGGCTCTACGTCGCTCGCACCAATGACGGCGGTTGGAAGATTTTCGCCGGCACCACCACCAAGCTGTACACCTGGGCCTTGGCGGGCTGGACCGATGTGAGCCGCACCACCGGCGGTGACTACAACGTGCCGCCCACCGAATTGTGGAGTTTCGAGCAATCCGGCAACAAGCTGGTGGCCGTCAACATCAACGATGTGCCGCAAGTGATCGACATTGATGTTGGCACCCACTTTGCGGCGCTGGGCGGCACGCCGCCGCGTGCGGGCCATGTGCGGCAGATGGGGGATTTTCTGTTCCTGTCCCGCCTCGACAACAGCGGCGGCTTCAACAATCGTTGCGTGATCTGGTCGGGCATCAACGACATCACCCACTGGATTATCGGCCTCAACCTTTGCGACATGCAGGAGTTTCCAGACGGCGGGACGGTGCAAGGCGTGGCCGGTGCCGAAATCGGCTACGCCGTGCAGGACCGCACCATCAGAACCATCCAATTCCTGCCCGGGGACACGACCTTTATTTTCAATTTCTCGCGGGTGCTGCACGATCGCGGCAGCGTTTCGAAATACGGCTTCACCTCGATCGGCAATGTTTTGTATTTCCTCGCCGAAGACGGCTTCTATTCGCTCACCGGCCAGCAAGTCACGCCAATCGGCTCCGATAAGGTCAACGAGTGGTTCCTGGCCAACTCCGATGTTACCCGGCGCGATGTGGTGCACTGCATCGCCGCCGTGAACAAGCCGCGGGTGGTGTGGGTGCATCACTACAACTCAGCCAGCCCAATGTACGATCGCCAAATCATCTTTGATTGGTCGAACGGCCGCTGGGCCAAGGCCGGTGTCTCGGCGCAAGTGTGGGGCCTGATGGCATCGCCCGGGCTTGACCTCGACACCACCGGGCCGGAGGTTGACGACGTGTTGCTGGACAGCGCCGCCTTCCCGCTCGACAGCTTCGCCTACAGGGGCGGGCGGCCACTGATCGGCGCGATCGATCCCGATGGCAAGCTGGCCACACTGTCCGGCCCCAACTTGCCGGCGACCTTGGAAACCGCCGAAATCCATTTGATGCCGGGCATGCGCGCCTTCGTCAATGAGGTGTATCCGCTCGATGATGCCGCCTCCAGTGCGCCGGGCGAGATCCAGAATGGCACCCGCGAAACGCTCCAAAGCGGTCCCCCGTTGTGGTCGCCGCCGGTGCCCATCGAGCAAGCAGTGGGCTCGGCCTTTATCATGACCTCGGCGCGGCTGCATCGCTTCCGCCGGTTCATTCCCCCCGGCTCGATCTGGACCCATGCGCAAGGCGTGCTGGTGGCCGCACAGCCCGATGGCGAGGGTGTCGGCCTATGAGCGGGGTGGATGCGCCGGCCCCATGGCGCATTGCCTTCGACAACGCCCGCGACCCCTACACCGCGCGCAATGCGCTCGGCGCGGAGAAGATCGGCGGTGGTGGTGGAGGCGGCGGCGGGGCGCCCGATAACGCCGAATATATCGTCGCCGCGACTGACCCGACGCTGACCGCCGAGCGGGTGCTGACCAACACGGCAACGATCACCTGGGATTTCACCACTCCGGGGCAGGCCAAGGCGTCAACCGCAGCCGGCGGCGGCAATGTCAGCAACTCCGGCACGCCCACGCTGGGGCAATATGCCAAGTGGACGACGGCGACCACGATCCAGGGGGTGAGCGCGGCGACGGTGCTCTCCGACATCGGCGCGCAGCCGGCGGGCAGCTACCAGCCGCTTGATGCCGATCTGACCGCCATTGCGGCGCTCGCGGGCGTCGATGTCATCTATTACCGCAGTGCGGCCAACACTTGGACCGCAGTCACGATCGGCGCGAACCTGACCTTCACCGGCGGCGTGCTGGCGGCGAGCGGTGGCGGCGGCGGCACGCCCGGCGGCTCCAACACTCAGGTGCAGTTCAACGACAGCAGCGCATTCGGCGGCGATGCTGACCTGACGTGGAACAAGACCACCAATCTGCTGACCGTGAATGGAAACATCTCGGTTACGGGAGGCGTCGGTAACAGTCTGCTGACCAACAGCGTCATCCAGGGTTCCGGGTTTAGATGTACCGGAACCGCTGCCATTTATAGCACTGAACTGACCGGCGGCGTGGTCAATCTCCGTCCCAACGGTTTTGCCAGCACCACGGGGCAATTCCAAGTCACCACGCTCGGCGTGACCGCGACGACCCCGATCACGCTGCCGGCCGATCCGACAACTGCGCTGCAAGCAGCGACCAAGCAGTATGTTGATCTCCGGGCGCCGCTGGCCTCGCCGACCTTCACCGGCGACCCCAAGGCGCCGACGCCGGCGACTGCCGATAACGATACCAGTATTGCGACAACGGCCTATGTCCAAGCGCAGGGCTACCTAACTACAAGCGCGGCAGCGGCCGCTTATCAGCCGCTCGACGCCGACCTAACCGCGATCGCCGCGCTCACCGGCACCAACACGATCTACTACCGATCTGCCGCGAGCACATGGACCTT